CGGGTGGAGCGTTTGAAGTTAAGGAAGTACTTGGAGACCCGGGCCAAGAACCAGCAGCAGGGAAAACGATTGACGCTACCAGTCAGCAAGGTGCCGCTAATCAGAACCCAAATGGATTCTTGGTGAAGGCGTTGCAACAGGTGTCGCAACTCAAGGTGGTTCAAAATGGTGGATTGAGCAACGATTACTCCCTCTACATCCACGGACTCGACACAAGAAAGTATCATCCGTAAGAGAAAACTCAAACATATAAATTCTAAAATGGCGTCCATGTGACGCCATTTATTTTCTGATGGATTCTACTTTTTTCCACTTTTTTCTACTTCTGTTTATATGTATATTCACTATGAGACATAAAACAATAAAAATAAGCGAGGAACTTCACAAAGAAATCAAACAGTTTTGCGAAGAAAATAATCATAAACTCAATCAATGGTGTGAAGACCAACTTCATAGTCAATTGTTATATGGGAAGGAATATGCTCGCCTCGACAAGGTTCCAAAAGGTTGTGGGAGATGTGAAAATTTGGAAAAAAAGGGAAACTGATATGAACACCAAAGTCACCGGCATTTACAAAATAACGAACAATCTAAATGGAAAGTATTATGTTGGCAGTTCATCTGACATTTATCATCGGTGGTATATTCACAAGTGTAAGTTGAACAACAATCATCATGCCAATCCCCATCTCCAAGCGGCGTGGAATAAATACGGAGAACCTTCATTTCGGTTCAATGTGATTGAAGTCATCCCCGAAGAAAAACTTGAAGCGGCAGAACAAAAATATCTGAATGAATGTCGCCACTCTCCCGAATTGAATTACAATCTGTCTTTTGATTCTACCGCTCCAATGCGAGGACGAAAGATGTCATTGGAGAGTAGGAAAAAGATAAGCGAATCAAATGTGGGCAGGGTTATGTCGGAAGAGTCGAAGAAAAAGATAAGTAATGCTCGAATAGGAATGATATTTTCTGACGAGCACAAATCTCACATAAGTTCCTCGCAAATGGGTCGAGTGCCGTGGAATAGGGGGAAGATGGGGGTTCAAACTGCGTGGAATAAGGGAATGACTTATGGTGCCGAGACAAAGAGAAAAATAAGTATTGCGAAAAAGGGTAAACCCTCTCCGTTCAAAGGAAAACATCATTCAGATGAATCAAAACAAAAATTACGTGAAGCGGCTTTACGACGAGGGAGGGGTCAATGAAATCTCTCGGATTAGATTTGTCGTGTTCGACCTGCGGATTCGCAATAACAGAGGATAAAAAGTTGATTGATGCCGGATATTTTGACATATCAAAAGTAGAAAAGTACAAAGACAAAGCCCAAATCATAATAGATGGTCTCGTCGGAAAAGAATTCGGGAGAATAAATGTTGAAGAAAATTTGTCGGGATTTGCATTTGGAAAAACTTCCCAACAAACGTTATTGAAGCTGGCGAAGAATAAAGCGGTTATTTGCTATATTCTCGAAGAGCATTATCATCTTCCAATGGTTTATGCCAATGCTGTCACGATGCGAAAACAATTGTTTGGGGTGTCCAGAATAAAAGGAATAAAACCAAAAGATTTCGTAAAACAGAAAATTGAAACTATGTATAATATGACTCCGTGGATTGTGCTAAACAGAAACGGAGTTCCAGATAAAAAAATGGAAGATGCCTATGATGCGATAGTGGTATCGTGCTATGAAAACAATACAAATAACGTGCGATAGGTGCGGTAAAGTGGTCGAAGGAACCATTGACATTTGCCCTACCACGGGCGTTACTGTTACGGGTGGATACTACATTGTGGCCGAGGGCAACTGGAAAGAATATCAACGAGATGACGAAGAGTACGTCTGCGATGATTGTATGCATTCGGACCCCCAATACAAAAAGTTATACCAAGAGTGAAAGGCGGATACCTCTACATAGTTACGAACGATGCGTTTCCCGGCTTTGTGAAAGTGGGGTGTACAGAAGATTTGGACGCTCGCCTTCGGTCTTATCAGACCTCCGACCCCAAGCGTGGGTACAAGATGGTCTTCAACATTCCTCATCCAGATTGCATTCCCGCCGAGAAACGAATCAGAGAGGCAATGCGTCATTTTGCATTATCCCAACGAAACGAATGGTATGAAATACCATTGCACATGGCTATTTCTAGGTTGGAAGAAGAAGTTGAGAATTGCGATAATGGGCTAGTTTGATGTCTCGTAGTTTTTGGCGAGTTGCCTCGGAGTGGTGTTTTCCAAGCATTGGTCTTTTAGAAGGGTCTGATTGCCTCGCTATCGCCTTTGCTCTTATTTTTTGCTTGGTCTCTTCGGAAAGATGAGTGCCGTAACGGGGGTTCTTTTCTCCACGAAAATCGGCATGATTTCTTCGCATCTTCTCGATGATTTCTGGGGCGAAGTCCCCTCCACCACCCGCCTCGTAAATCATGTTGTAATTTGTATCTGGAACTGATTTGCAGCGGGTAAGATGCTCTTGTTCCCTGTCTAAAAGAGCCTCGGGAACACAGGTTTCAACGACAACGAGTTCGAAATTCTCCTTACCATATTTGTCCCACGCTCGCTGTAAATGACGATTGTGGTGCCTTGATTTCTTCAAATCCTTCTTGTGGTCCGACCATCGGTCGTAGATATTTTTGGCAGACCCAACGTAGTACTTGCCGTTGATTTTATTGAGGATTTTGTAGATTCCAGATGTTTTCACATCTATACATACTCAGAAAATTTCACAAAAGAGTTGACAATATTCAGGGTTCTGGTATTATGGTCGCAGAATGAAATTCCAAGGCTATTGAGCCGAGGATAGTTCTGACAGTGTGTCAGAGCAGAAAGACAAAATGAAGAAAACAACAAAGATAGCTACCTACCTCGTCATCCCAGATACGCACTTCCAAGCGCCGTTGAAGGATGGTAAAACGTTCCACGAACCCCGCTTCTGCCAAGACCCCGAAGCCATATCACTGATGCTTCAATTCATTGAGCCTTATCAGTTGGATGGCATTATTCATCTTGGAGACATTGCTGAAATGTCCACTATTTCCGCATGGAACAAAGCAGTTCAGCGTGAAGGCACAGCCCAAGATACCAATGGAGACTGGTACACCGCCTCGTGGGCGTCTCAGAAACAAATGGTGTACAATTTCTGGGCGTATTTGCATAAGAAATACCCCGATGCTAAGAAGTTCCAACTTGAAGGCAACCATGACTTCTGGTCCCGCACCTTCTTCTCTCAGCCCGCAATGCGACAGTTCCAAACCGAGGCTTTCCACAACTGGCCTGTGTGGAAGGATTTCAATATCGAATACCATGCCTACTGGGGCGGTGAGGAAGACCCCTTTGTGTTCATCAATGCTCCCGGTCACAAAGGAACGGTGGTTCTGCATGGATATAACAATGGTTCTATAAAGAAAATGCTTCGTGATTTCGACAATGTGGTGTATGGGCACCAGCATAAGGTCATTCGTGAAAGCATTGACTCCAACATCTACGAGAGACGCCGAGCGGATTGCATTGGCTGTATGACCAAGCTGCAAGCTGAGTATTGCAGTAAAGGCGGTGCTCAGAACGGTTGGGCGCACGCCTTCGCCATGATTCACGTCCTCTCCGATGGACGCACCCAAGTCAACGTCATTGACATTGGGCGTGAAATGACGCTCGTGACCGAGGGCGGGACTATTTATACTCCCATCAAACTCGCCACGATTGACCCTCTTCTTGCGGTGCTGGACTTGGGGTAAGTCTATGGGAAAAGCAACGCTAACCACTGCGGAGTGTATCCACAGGGCAAAATCTGCACACGGGAATAGGTATGACTATTCCCGTGTGCGGTATTATTCTCAGTACGATAAAATCACTATCATTTGCCCCAAGCACGGCGAGTTTTATCAGACCCCGAAAAACCACTGGAATGGGCAGACATGTCCTACATGTGCTAGAAGGCTTCGCCCTCAGTGTAGTCCAAAATCAACCGAACAATTCATACAGGATGCACAAGCCCTTCATGGAAACCGATATGACTATTCTAAAACCAAATACGTCAGTGGGCATGAGAAAGTAATCATAACGTGCAGAATTCACGGGGACTTTTCTCAAGACGCTTGCAATCATCTATCAGACCACGGTTGCCCTCAATGTGGCATTGAAGATGTACGTGAGGGGTTGAAATCCTCCACGGAAGATTTCATACAGAAGGCACGCCAACTTCAAGGGAATAGGTGGGATTACTCAAAGGTAATGTACAAATCCTCCGATGAAAAGGTGGAATTTGGATGCTCAATACATGGTCCATTCTATGCAACGCCAAATGCTCATTTGCGGGGGGATGGTTGCCCTCGCTGTGGGATTGTTCGTAGGTCCGAAGCAGCAAAGCTGTCTATGGAAGAGTTTCTCGGGCGAGTATCAGCAATCAATGGAGACCATTATGACTATTCTAAATTTGTATATGTAAATGGGAAAACAAAAGGAATAATTATTTGCCCCGAGCATGGAGAGTTTTTGCAGACCCCCGAGAACCACATACACTTTCAACAGGGATGCCCGAAATGTTTTGGAAAGGGGCTGATTGGATTGGAAGAATTCATCCGACGCTCAAAAGAGGTTCACGGAGATACATATGATTATTCTCAGACTTGCTATGCAAATTCCAAAACTCCTACCACCATCATATGTCGAGACCACGGTCCTTTTTTCACAACCCCCGATATTCATATGAGTGGACATGGATGTCCCAAATGTGGTGTGATGCGTAGCAAGTTTTATGCTCAACAGCCCGACAATATTCTCTACAACCGAATGAAGTCTCAGATGATGTGGGTAGAACGAAAACGGGACGAGTTATAATAAGTTGAGTTTCCTCTTGAAATCGGTTAGACTGCGAGGATGATGGTACAATCAGAATTGACAGCAATCTTCAATGAATTGCTCGGTCAGCAGGCCAGAGTCCGAAAATCGGGAGTTCAGGCCACGTACCATTGCCCCTTCTGCGTTGACAAGAATCTTTCTACCAACAAGTTGGAAATCGCCGTTGGCGGTGCTAGAATTGGCAGTTACCATTGCTGGCGATGCGATACGAAAGGTGCCACGTTTGGGAGTTTGCTCTACAAACTTCAAGCCCCGCCAAACTATCGGGACGCTATCTTAAAGCTTACTGGTGACATTCGGATGGCTCGTTATGCCAAGGCCGACCCGACTTTCCTCAACCTTCCGCCTGAGTTTCATCCAATCTCCAAACCTCGAATTATGCCAGAATATAAGAATGCCTTGGCATACTTAAAACGACGTGGTATCACCCGTGAGGACATACTTAGGTACAACATCGGGTACTGTGAAAGTGGGGAATATGAGCACCACATTATCATTCCGTCATATGATGCCAAAGGCGTACTCAACTTTTTCATTGGCCGACGTTATTATGAAGATGGGTGCGTTCCACATAAAAAACCAGACGTTTCAATGGACTTGGTAGGCTTTGAAAGCTTTGTCAATTATGACGAACCGCTTAATCTATGTGAAGGTGTATTTGATGCGATGGCCATTCGCAATAACGCCATACCATTGTTCGGAAAGTATCCGTCATCTTCATTGCAAATGCGAATGAACGAACACCACGTCAAGCGGGTAAATGTGATACTGGATTTGGATGCAGAGAAGGATTCCATAAAAGCATATGTAAGGCTAACACGCCATGTCCCTTGCCTCGAAGAGATTTCCATCGTTAAACTGTCAGGAAAAGACCCATCCAAACTTGGGTTTGAGAAAATTCATACCCTTATCCGACATTCCCCGCCATTTGATTGGAGCGACCATCTAAAATACGAACTTGGAATATGATAAATATACTAAAAACGAGCATTCCCGAATTCACTCACGTTCTGCAATTTGCGGACCTCCACATTCGCCTTAATAAGCGACATGATGAGTACAAGGAAGTCTTCAATAATCTCTACGAGGAAATCAAGAAGACCCCCGAGACCACAATCGTAGCTCTGCTTGGCGACGTGTTTCATTCCAAGAGCGACTTATCTCCCGAGTGCGTACAAGTTGCGTCAGACCTTTTCACCCGTATTGCCGCTATTCGTCCCCTTGTGCTTGTAGCTGGAAATCATGACGCTACACTTTCCAATAAAAGCAGGTTGGACAGTCTGACCCCACTTGTAGATGCCCTTAACAATCCGAACATTTACTATCTCAAAACCACTGGTCTCTACGGTCTTTCCAATGTGCTGTTCAACAACATGTGTGTGTTTGATACGCCCGAGAGATATATTCTTGGGAAGGATATTCCCGATGTTTATCGGCACCAATACGAGCATATCATAGCTCTATTTCATGGAGCCGTTGACAGGGCTGCATTGGAGACGGGATATTCCATCAGCAACCCCGCTATCATGAATCCCCTGTTTGACGGAAATGATATTGCTATGCTGGGTGATATTCATAAGCGTCAAGATATGCAGGACGCCGACCTTGACCACTTTAAGCCGTGTATTCATTATGTCGGTAGTCTGATTCAGCAAAACCACGGTGAAGGTCTGCATGGCCACGGCTACTCTCTATGGGACTTGAAGACCCGCACTTACAAGTTCACTGAGATAAAGAATGACTATGGATACTTCACAATTGACATTCATAAGGGACTTCTGGCGACGGACTTGACCAACCTTCCGAAGAAGGTTCGTCTCCGCATGAAGTGCTATGAAAGTGTTGCCTCGGAAGTCAAGAAGGTCTTGGCTGACATCAAGATGAAGACACAGGTCGTTGAAACGGCCTATGTCCGCATGGACCAAGAGCGAGATAAGAAGGACATTATCCCATTGTGTAAGGATATTGTCCTTGCCGATTTGACCACGGTGGAGTATCAGGAAAAACTTCTGACCGAGTTCCTAACGAAGAAGCTTGAGATTACGGACCCCGTTAAGATTGAAGAGATTCTGAAAATCAACAAGGCTACAAATGCTCTCATTAAACGGGATGACTTTACTCGTAACTTGAAATGGAAACCCATAAAGTTCGAGTTCGACAATATGTTCACTTATGGGGAAGGCAACGTCATTGACTTTACTCAGATGACTGGTGTTTATGGCATCTTTGGTCCCAACAAGTCGGGTAAGTCGAGCATCCTCTCGGCTCTTATCTTCTGTCTCTTCGACAAATTTGACCGTGGCTACAAGGGACTTCACGTCCTCAACGTTCAGAAGTCTTCCTTCCGTTGCAAGTTGGAGTTCGAGATTTCTAGCGTGAGATACTTCATTGAACGCAAGGGTAACACAACTCGCTCGGGCAATGTCAAGGTGGATGTTCGTTTCTGGAAGATAGTCAACGGGGTTGAGGAAGAACTTCACGGCACCGTGCGTCGTGATACCAACGACATCATCCGGGACTACATTGGAACCTATGAGGATTTTGTTATCACTGCCGCCTCATTCCAGAACGCTAAGAACCTAACGTCATTCATTGACATGGGTAACAGTGAGCGTAAAGACCTTCTGGTACAGTTCATCGGCCTTAACGTCTTTGACCGCCTCCATGAGTCTGCGGGAGAGCGTAGCAAGGAACTTGTGGCTGTTCTTAAGACTCATAAGGATAAGAACTATCAACTCGACATTCAACAGAATGAAGCTGCACTGTCTCATGCCGAGACGCTCTTCTATTCGTCCAATCAGGAAGTGGAAAGCTTGAAGAAGCAGATTTCTGACGTAAATGAGCAAATCATAGCCGAGAGTGCCAATGTCATCAAGTTGGATACAAGCGTTCCCACGGACCTTTCGTCATTGGAAACTCGAAAGCAAACTGCGGAATCAACTCTTACAGCCAAACGCAAGGCGATTTCAGATGCAC